TTAGAAGACATGGGAAGAAAATATTGGAAAAAGAGATCATATCTTTTCCAAGGTTTTGTTGTGGATAATCCACTCCAGGAAGATACTACTCCTGAAAATCCAATTCGAAGATTTATCATTGGTCCGCAAATTTTTCAAATTATTAAACAAGCATTAATGGATCCTGACATGGAAGAATTGCCAACTGATTACACTAATGGTATTGACTTCCGATTAAACAAAACTAGTAAAGGTGGTTACGCTGATTATTCTACATCTAATTGGGCACGTAGAGAACGACCATTAAATGATCAAGAAATGCATGCTATTAATACTAATGGTTTGTTTAATCTTAATGATTTCCTGCCAAAAAAGCCAACAGAAGTTGAACTTAAAATAATGCAAGAAATGTTCGAATCATCAGTTGATGGCGAACCGTATGACGAAGAGAGATTTGGACAATATTTCCGTCCTGCTGGAATGGCAGCTAAAACAGGTGATCCAAATTCAAACGCAACAACTTCAGTCCCAGAAGTGAAAGAAACAAACACAGTTCAATCCGAAACTGTTAAAACAGAGAGTTTGACTGCAGATACATCTTCACAAGATGCAAACAATATTTTAGCAATGATTCGTTCACGACAAACAGCTGAGTAATTCATTTATACACGTAGCGCAAGCTACGTGTTTTTTCAAGGACCTACTTCCATGACTAAAACTTTTGATCCTAGTAAATTTAGGAAAGAAATAACAAAATCCATTTCTGGAATGAGTACAGGATTTAATGATCCAAAAGATTGGATTAGCACTGGTAATTTTGCTCTTAACTATCTTATATCAGGTGACTTTCATAAAGGAATTCCTTTAGGTAAAGTTAGTGTATTTGCAGGAGAGTCGGGTGCTGGTAAAAGCTACATTTGTGCTGGTAATATTATAAAAGAAGCACAACAACAGAATATTTTCGTAGTTTTAATTGATAGTGAAAATGCATTAGACGAAACTTGGTTACAGAACCTTGATGTAGATACAAGTGCAGATAAATTACTTAAAATTAATATGAGTATGATAGATGACGTTGCTAAAACTATATCTGTTTTTGTAGATGATTATAAAAATTTAGATGGCGAAGATAGACCTAAGGTATTGTTTGTAGTAGATTCTTTAGGAATGTTGTTAACACCAACTGATGTTGATCAATTCGATAAAGGAGATCTAAAAGGTGATATGGGTCGTAAACCTAAAGCATTGACAGCATTAGTTCGTAATTGTGTTAACATGTTTGGTAGTTTAAATGTTGGACTTGTAGCAACCAATCATACTTATGCTAGTCAAGATATGTTTGATCCTGATGATAAGATATCAGGAGGACAAGGATTTATCTACGCAAGTAGTATTGTAGTAGCAATGAAAAAATTAAAGTTAAAAGAAGATCTAGACGGTAATAAAACATCTGAAGTAAATGGAATACGTGCAGCATGTAAAGTTATGAAAACTCGTTATGCCAAGCCATTTGAAGGGGTACAAGTAAAAATTCCATATGAAACTGGAATGAATCCTTATAGTGGTTTGGTAGATCTTTTTGAAAAACAAGGTATACTACGTAAAGACGGCAATCGATTATTATATGTTGATTCTAACGGAGAAGAACATAAAGAATATAGGAAAAATTGGACTGGAGAAAATTTAGATTTTGTAATGAAAGATTCTGTAAATCTAAGAGATAAGGTAAATACGCCTAGTACCTTCATGGAAGATTTACAGGAGACACTAGAGGATGACTGAAGAAAGTATACTTGATACTTGGGCAATATTTACTGAATATATAGATAAAAAACACTTATCTGTGGTTGCTGAACGCTATATTGATTTACTTGCAGATTATGATATAGACATAAATGTTATTAAGAACTTGATTGGCAATTATGAAGAATTAGATACTGCAATTGATTATTATTTAGATTCTGAAATTACAGATGATGATTACTAAGGAGCAAATTGGGTTGGTATTCTAAAGTTAGCCGAGATGTAAATCAAATTCCAAATGCAATTAATTTTTTTGAAAATGAATTATTATCAGCTAGAGTAGAGTGTAAATTATCTGGAAATGTTGAAAAAGCTGCAGCAAACTTGCCTGGCATTGTAGAACACAGATTTAACCAATTACAAGAAATAGAAGCCATCTTAGAGTATCTTAATATCGAATTAAGACGATTGCGTAGTTCTTTTTTTAAAAAATATCTTGAAAACTATCAAAGAGCATTAAGCAGTAGAGATGTTGAAAAGTATGTTGACGGTGAAGCTGATGTAGTTGATTACGAAAAAATTATAAATGAATTTGCCTTAATAAGAAACAAATGGTTGGGTATACTAAAAAGTCTCGATCAAAAACAGTGGCAAATTACCAATATTGTAAAATTACGTGTTGCAGGAATGGAAGATGCAACTATATAAAAAAGTTTACAATTATTGGTTACCTAATAATGACAATCATTTTGAAAGATTAATCGCTAAAAGAATACGGGCAGGAGGACCTGCAGAATATCAAGACGATGTAAGAGCCGAAGCATATAGATTTGTAAAAGAGTATAACATAGCAATAGACGTGGGAGCGAATATTGGATTTTGGACAAAGCCCCTCCTTGATAAATTTAAAAAAGTAATTGCTTTTGAACCTGTATTTGATATATTAACTTGTTTAAAGAAAAACACAGTTGGATTAAACATCGAGTATAATCATTTAATATTAAGCGATCAAAAAACTACTGCAGACATGATTACCGACCAAATTAACACAGGTAATAATTATGTTGATAGTAGCAGTTTTGGTTGTGGCAAAATACCTGTAAATACCATAGACAATCTAAACTTACCAATGTTTAATTTGATAAAAATTGATTGTCAAGGTCATGATTACTTGGTTTTAAAAGGTGCTGTTAATACACTCCAAAAATTTCAACCTGTTGTAGTAGTTGAACAAGAAGATAATGAAAATAAATGTAGTGATTTATTGAATAAGTTAGGTGCAAAGAAGCTTTCTAAAGTGAGAAAAGATTATATTTATGGATGGTAAAATATACATTGGTTGGGACAGTAGAGAAGATATTGCTTACCAAGTTGCAAAAAAAAGTATTCAGGATAATTCTTCTAAAGAATATGAAATAACACCTATACAACAAAACATCCTTAGAAAATTAAAAATTTATTCTAGAGATGCTGATACCTTAGCAAGCACTGAATTCACTTTTACAAGATTTTTAGTACCGTACCTAAATAAATTTAAAGGTTGGGCACTGTTCTGTGATTGCGATTTCCTTTTTTTAGAGGACGTAAGTACGTTGTTCGACATGGCAGATAAAAAATATGCTGTGATGTTAGTAAAACACAATTACAAGCCAAAAAACAAATATAAAATGGATGGCAAAGAACAATTAATCTATCCAAGAAAAAATTGGAGTTCTTTAGTGCTATGGAATTGTGCACATCCAGCAAATGCTTTACTTACACCTGATTTAATTAACAATATCGAAACCACAGGTGCATTCTTACACAGATTTCAGTGGTTGTCAGATAAGCAGATAGGTGAAATTGGGTGTGAATGGAATTGGTTAGTAAACTGGTATAAAGAACCCAAAGACGGCAAACCAAGTGCACTACATTTTACAGAAGGTGGACCTTGGTTTGAAAATTATATAAATTGTGACTATGCAAATCTTTGGTTGAAAAAACAAAGTGATTATTATAAAAATCTAGCAGATATAGCAGTTGCAAACCAATTGCAAGTGCAAGAAAAGAGAAAAACAGATATAGAAAAAGATATAATTTATAGATGCGATCCTGAATCACTTGTTATGGAGCAAAGTAAAAAAGAATTTATGCATGAAGCATTTAACTTTTTGAAAGATCCTGATCAAGACTTTTATAAACATAACTTTATGGATAAAATTAAAAAACGTAAACACTACAACGTAGCTGCAATATATCCTGATCAACCAGACATTCAATATAAAAATTTTTTATGCGATCCTATTTTAGAAGCTTTTGTACAAGGCATACCAAATGGAAAAATTAGTACATGGAACAAAGAAAAGAATTCTTCAATACCACTACTTATTCGTGGAATAGCTAAACAAAGTCAACTTGCTGTTACACATTGTTGGTCGACTAATAGATTATTTTATGCAGTTGATACAGGTTACATACAGCCAGGTATACATAAAGAATATCATAGAATAACAAAAAATAATTTACAATATCTTGGACCTATAATAGATCGACCAGATGATAGGTTTATAAAATTACGTTGGAAATTAAAATCTTTTAAAAAGCGGGGTGATTATATATTACTATGTCCTCCAAGTGAACGAGTGATGAATTTTTACGGGCAAGATTTAGATAAATGGTTATTTTCTACAACTGAAGAAATTAAATCTTATACTGATCGACCAATAAAAATACGCGAAAAGCCAAAAAGAGAAATTAGAGTACAAGGAGACACTATATGGGCAGCATTAGATAACGCATATTGTTTAGTTACTTTTAATAGTATAGCTGCTACAGAAGCTTTACTATATGGCAAACCTGCGGTTGCACTTGCACCAAATGCAGCATCTATCCTATGTAATACAAAAATTTCTGAAATAGAAAATTTAAATTATCCATCATCGGATGAAATGTATTCATTTGCAAAGCATTTATCATACTGTCAATTTAATAAAGTTGAGTTACAAAACGGCACAGCATGGAGTATTGTAAATGAAAGTAGTTAGTTATTTGCAAGGTATACCGAGACATAACACTAACGATCAGAAAACACAGCTTTTAAAAAAATTTGTTCAAGGAGTTAATAAACTTGGTGACATAGGTATAGCACATGATTCTTTATCACTAGTTGATACAGATGTAGCTGTAATACAAGGTTGGGTATATAATGACTTAACTGCTAGGCATTTACAATTTAGAAAACAAATTATAGATAAACAAAAAAAAGATAACAAAACACTGATAATTGCAGACGCGAATTGTTTCAAGTTTGCAGATCCAGATAACAGAAGAACATATATTAAATATTCTTTGAATGGTATTTTTCCTACTACAGGAAATTATTGTAACTCTATTATTGATAATAATCGTTGGCAATCAATTGCAAATATTTTAAATTTATCTATTAAACCATATATCAAAGACGGTTCTAGTATTTTACTTTTAATGCAAAGATCAGGAGGTTGGAGTATGAAAGGTGTAGATAATTACACTTGGTTTATAGATACAATCAAAAAAATACGGAGATATAGTGATAGACATATTGTAGTCCGTCCGCACCCAGGTGATAAAAAGGCAAGATTATATCTAGACAAAATTTCAAAAGACAAACAAGTAAAAGTTAGTATTAGCCAAAATAAGACATTGGAAAATGATCTTAAAAAGACATGGGCAGTTGTAAATCATAATAGTAGTGCTACAGTGGGTCCTATCATTTATGGTTACCATTGTTTTTTAACCGATCCTACTGATAGTCATTCTGCAGAAGTCAGCCATCGAGACTTTTCTTATCTAGAAAATCCACAAATATTTGATAGGCAACAATGGATAGAAAAACTTAGTATGTGCCATTGGAACTTTGATGAACTACAATCAGGAGCATGTTGGAAACACATGAAAAAGTTTATATGATAAGAATGGTAGGTTTTAAACATGCAAGTAAACCATATTATGGTTGGGCCCTAGGCATGCAACGTAATGGAGATCAATATCTTGATATGTCTATGATCAAAAAAAATATCAATTACGATGCTGACTGTTTTTATCAAACAAATATGATGAAACCAAAATTCAATTCAAAAGAAAACA